CACTTGGATCCAACATCAAAACCAAAGAACAGGCCAAATAACATATACCTTTCAAATTCCTCTTGATTCGTGAATCTTGATGTGGGCGCGGGGTATAAAAATAAACCATCATCATATCCGCTTTATAATATGCAGCACCGAATCGGGCACCACTTTATGAATGAGCCCACAAAGCCCAGTGAAGGTTCAATACCTGCGCCCGATTCAACACTGTATGATCTTGTAACCATCAAAAGAGTTAAATCGTATTATATGAAAGAACTTCATAAACTAGCTTCACCATTATCTATAAATTATGCAGAGAATATATATATACTTCCCTTGTTGGAGGAAGATTCTAATGTAGAATCGAATTTGTTGAGTACGTCTGTTAAAGATTTGTTAGGCAGCGACTTTCACCCCTTCACTGATGAATATGCCATAGAGACAAATTATGAAGACATGAAAAAAAGAGATGAATTTAAATTGTTGTTTGAATATATTTTTCCAGTGAATAGAATTTTGTCATTTGTGTCTGCAAACGAAATGCATATTTTTACTAATATGCAAGGCGCATCAAATTATGTTCTCTTTTTTGCTCCAACAAAAAGTATTGTTTCTGGTTTTTCATTTTCTATAGAAGGGGAAGAAAATTCATGATCCACATAATTATATTTGAGGAGATATATTGAACAATGTCATTAGGAATATCACCAAAACTACCACTACAAACAGATTCAAAAGTTGGAACATATCAATTAAATGAGACTATTCACGAGGCAACGAAACAAAATTTTAAAAATTTGTTATTAACGATTCCTGGTGAGAGAGTTATGGATACGAAATTCGGCATTGGTCTTCCGATGTTTTTGTTTGAACAAGATACTGGTGATTTAAAATCCAGGATCACTTCACGGATACACAAGCAAGTTAATTTATATATGCCATTTGTGATAATAAATAAAATTATTTTTCGAGGTACACAACAGGATCTTCCAACGGAACCAAATAGTCTTGGAGTGCTTATAAACTATTCAATACCAAATTTGGGTACGAATGATTTTCTTGATATAAGTCTATGACACAACTATTTATGAAAAAGGACTTTTTAGCAAATGGCAAAGAAAATTTTTCCAATAAAATATACAAGTCGTGAATATAATTCAATTAAAAGCGACTTAATTGAATATGCTCAAAGATATTATTCAGACACATTTAAAGATTTTAATGAGGCTTCCTTTGGTGCCTTGATGTTAGATACTGTATCTTATGTTGGAGATATTTTATCTTTTTATTTAGATTATCAAACAAACGAATGTTTTGTTGATACAGCTTCAGAATATAACAATGTTTTACGATTAGGAAAACAATACGGATATAAGTTTAATCAAAATCAAGTTTCATATGGAAATGTCAGTTTATATATTCTAGTTCCAGCTCAATCATCTGGAGTGGGCCCAAATGAAGATTATTTTCCCATCATTAGAAAGGGTACTATATTTTCTTCAATAAGTGGCGGTGTTTTTACTTTAAATGAAGATGTTGATTATTCAAAGACGTTAAATGAAATTGTTGTTGCGCAAGTACAGGCAGATACAGGTTCTCCTACTTTTTATGCCATCAAAACAAAAGGTAAGGTAATTTCTGGTGAACTGCAAGAACAAAGAATAACTGTTGGAGCTTTTGAAAAGTTTTTACGTATTGAACTAGCATCGCCAAATCTTACAGAAATAGTTTCTGTACATGATTCTGAAGGAAATCAATATTTCGAAGTTGACTATCTCACACAAAATGTTATTTATCGTTCTCTGGCTAACAAAGCAGCCGATAAAAAACAAGTGAAATCAATTTTAAAACCATATGCTGTTGCAAGAAGATTTATGGTAGACCAAGAAAGAAATAGAACATTTCTACAATTTGGTTATGGTTCAGATTCAGAGGTATTCAACGACTCTGTGGCAGAACCAAGTAGTGTGTTGTTGAAGATACATGGAAAAGATTATATTACCGATACTTCTTTTGACCCATCAAATTTAATTGCAACTGATAAGTTTGGGATAGCACCCTCGAATACAAAACTAATAGTTGTTTACAGAGTTAACACTGTTAACAACTCTAATGCGGCCGCCAACACAATTAACACTGTTGTTAACCCAAATGTCGATTTCAGAAACAAAAAGAACCTTGTTGGCGGCACTATTCAAACAGTTGTTGATAGTTTAGAAGTTGTTAATGAAAATAGAATTGTTGGCGACGTTAGTGCTCCCTCGTTAGATGAAATAAAAAGTAGAGTGAAAGGTGCTTATGCAGCACAATACAGGGCTGTCACAAAAGAAGATTATATGAGTGCGATTTATTCTATGAGTTCTGAATATGGCTCAGTTAAAAGATGTAACGTTATTCAAGATAATGATTCTTTCAAGAGAAATATCAATATACATATTGTTAGCGAAGATGAAAATGGAAAATTGACACATGCCACAGATACATTGCAGACTAATTTAATAACTTGGCTAAACAGATATAAGATGATAAATGATACTATTGATATTCTTCCAGTAAACATTGTAAACCTTGGAATTAATTTTAGTATTGTTGGTGATTTAAGCATTAACAAATATGATGTTTTGTCTTCAGTTACAAATGTATTATCTGAACATCTTGCTGGAACATCTGCGCAAGTAAAAACTTTTGATGTTGGTGAGCCTTTATTTCTAAGTGATATTATCAAGTTAATCAACAACACTAAAGGCGTTGTAGATACACTAGATATAGAAATATTTTCACCAAAGGGCGGAGATTATTCAGACGTAAGTTTTGATATACAAAAATATATGTCAGCAGACGGTAGAATGCTGCTTATCCCAGAAGATCATATTATAGAATTTAAGCATCCGTCGAGCGATATTAGAGGAACTGTTAAATAATGGGAGTTTCAAGATTTACAGCAAGTGCAGATACAACAATAACAAATGCATTTAAATCTAGTCTTTTAGAATCTGGAAGGGCAACTGGTTCCAATATGGGTGTTGCGGATGTTCTTGAAGTTTTTTCAATTTATGCGCAATCTTCAGGCTCCACTTCTGAGCTTTCTAGAACTTTGCTCAAATTTCCTGTTAGTGATATTTCTTCATCAAGAGTTGCAGGTTCAATTCCGGCTAGTGGCAGTGTAGATTTTTATTTGAGAATGTTTAATGCCAAACATGCCTTCACAACTCCATCGAGTTATACTCTTCAAGTTACTCCTGTTTCTCAGTCATGGGAAGAGGGCTACGGGCTTGATATGGAAGAGTACAAAGACAAAACTAAAGATGGAATTGGTGCAAATTGGATGAATGCTGCAGGTGGCTCTTTGTGGACCGGCGCCAAGGCCACATTGGTCGATGCGATTGATATATCTGGCCACAGCGCCGGCGATAAGTTTACGATGCAAGTTCCCACTGCGGCAGGCGGCGATAATGTCCTCTACACTTTCTTGATCGACACGACGTCTGCAGTCAACGCCGACACCGGTGCTAACACTTTTGGTATCTCAAGACAAGTCCCGGTTGACGACGGAGCCCTCCGAGACGCGGTGATTGCTGCCATAAACGGTGACGTCAACACCGCTGTCAAATATGGCAACGCCGACGTTCACGAAGGCTCTAGCCTAGCGGCTGGAACAATAGGTCTCACAGCAGCAGCTGGAACAGGCGCCTATAACATTACTCTAACCATGGACACCGCCGGGCCCGCAGGAGAGGTGGTTGACGTCCTCAACGCGGTTACCAACTTCGCAGAAGGCTCCAAACTGATCGTAACTACTTTCACTGGCGGAACAGATGGAGTCGGCGGCGTATTTGATACAGAAGGTGTAACATACTCTACTTCATTTGTTGCTGGCGATGAAGATTTAGAAGCTAATATAACAGAATTAGTGGAGGAATGGGTTGCCAATAGAGATACAACTCCCTCTGTAGATAACAGACCAAATTATGGAGTTGGAGTATTTCTATCTGGAGATTATGAGGCAAAACATGAAGGTTCAGATTTGACTAATCCCGTCGACGGCTTGTTAATAAACAATACCACCGGTTCAATAAGATCTTATTATACAAAGAAATTCTTCTCGAGAACATCAGAATATTTTTTTAAAAGACCTCTGATTGAGGCCAGATGGGATTCTTCTACTAAAGACAATAGAGCAAACTTTTATGCTAGTAGTTCTTTAGCAACTGAATCTGACAATATGAACACGATTTACCTTTATAATCTAGTTCGAGGTCAATATAGAAATATTCCTTCTGTTGGAAATGGGCAGTTATACGTAAGATTCTATTTGGATAAAACTGATGAAAGCGGTGAACATTTTATTGGCATGAAACAAAGCGGATCTGACGACAACTGGAGTCAAACAACTAATGATTTTGTTACTGGCGGCCTTGTTCCTGGAAAAACAGGAATTTATTCAGCTTCTATCGCGCTTAATACTACTTCAAGTGTAATTTATGATAGATGGTTTGATCAAATAAATGCAACTGCGACAATTACCATCACGGACTACACCGAACTCAACAACGGCGATAAGGTGAATCTGGTTGCTGCGGACGGTAACAATTACGATTTCACGTGTGGCGACCAAAGTTCGGTCAACAGTACATGGGAAGCCACAACTTCAAATGATGCCACTGCGGCCAACCTGGCCGCCGTCATTAACACCTCATCGGGCGCCCATGACACCAAATTCAGCGCAACGGCCGCCGGAGCTGTTATTACGGTTACCCAGGCTACAGATGGAACTGCCGGCAATACAACTGTCACCCTCACAGATTCCGGGACTGCTGGGATGTCTAAAACAGATTTCTCTGGTGGTCGCGACGTTAATAATTCAGCTACTTGTTTCCATACTGGAACTATAAATGTTAAAAGTTTGACTTCCGGTGATTACAATCCTAACGCATCTTATGTTACGTCAATCACAAATTTAAAACCAGAATATTCTCAGGCCGAAACAGCTCGGTTTAGAGTTTATGTGAGAGACAAGAATTGGAATCCAAATAGCTATACAAGGTTTACGACAGATATTAGTAGTAGTGTTGTTGATGATGCATATTATAAGATTGTAAGAGTTCAAGATGATACGACTGTTGTTGACTATGGTACAGGAAGCACAAATCATACTCTTCTATCTTATGATTCAAAAGGAAATTATTTTGATTTTGATATGTCTATGTTAGAAACAGGCTATTCTTATGGCATTAAATTAGTTTATAAAAGAGACACCATCTATCATGAGCAATCTGAAACTTTTAAATTTAGGGTAGAATAACAATGAGTATTAAAGATCTTTTTGACAAAAATCAAGAAGCAACACAAGTTTTAAACAGTGATTCTATTAAAAATATTTCGGTAGATGCTGAGTCAGAAAGATATGTAGAAGAAAAAATTAAAGATAAAGAAAGGTTCATTCCTCAGGTTGATTTTGATGATCCTGCAAATTTTACAAGATTTGGCCTAGCAGAGGAATATTATGAACAATCGTTGAAAAGAGTTTATAATACTTTCCCTTATGATGGTTCAAGATATGAAGTTCAGCAATGGTTTAACAGTTCTTCTTTCTTTGATAAATATATTTTTGATAATGAATATCCAAGAACTACAGGTTATGCAATATTTGGGGATGGCGGCAGTGATGGCGCATGGGGTACTCAAGTAGAATCTATAAATGGTTATGGCGCTCCTGCAACTTCTTCATATGAATATATTTTAGTAAAAGGCGGGCCGAACAAAGATCCTGACAATACAAAATTAAAAGATATGTTTCCATCTAATGATGGCAAAGCAAATATCTTTGATATTAGCCAGAATAGAGAATCTAATTTAAAAATTGGCGGAATTGATGGGAACACTGTTGAGTTTTGGATGAAAAAGAAAGCATTTGATACTTCTAAAACCCAAAAAGAAGTTATTTTAGATGTTTATTCTATCTCTTCTGTTTCTTCAAGTGCTCCCTATGGTAGATTTACAATTGAAATGGATGGAGACGCGACTACAGGACATATTGCAGCCACTGCAGTTAATTGCATAGATCTTGGTGATGATGATAGTGATGATGGTGTCAATTCCAGCCGCGATTTTTATATTACTGTACCTGAAAACACCGGCGGTACCGGTGAGAAGATCAGGGTAATATTTTTTAATACGGGGCATCTGAGTGATGACAAATACGAAGCCGGCGGCATATATCAACGCGAGATTTCTATTTACCCAGCCACCGGGGTCGACAATGATCTCGCTCTACTTTTGAAGGCAGCTATCAATGGTTCAGATGATTCTGATTATGTCGCCGCTAATATTAAATATGGTGCTCTTGTCACAGGGGGTACTGACGGAATTAAAGGAGTTACAGCAGCAATTGGTTCCACTTCTACTGAACTAACTTTAACAGCAGACACTCCCGGGCCCGCAGGCAACTTAATTTTGTTAGAGAAGGGCAAGAACAAGCCATATGGCTCCGCGACGTCAGAGATAGTTATGGGGGTTCCGTTTACTGGAGGGGCATTGGCATCTGGCCCACTTCTTTTAACTTATATGTCAGGGACAAAAGGAATTGCAACTGCATCTCTTGGTTCTTCTGATTTTTCAGTGGCCACAATAGCTGATGACAAATGGCATCATTACGCAGTTTCAGTTAGTAATCTCAACAACGAGCTACTAACAAGGCTATATATTGATGGAGAGCTTAATAATGAAGCTACGACAGGTTCTGCGATTGGATATGTCAGTTCGTCATTAATCGCCACAATTGGTGCTTTAGCTTACAGACCATCTGGTACTCTTGCTAATACGGGTAACACTATTGAGTCTCCTGGCGTCGTTGGCGAGTGGTACGAGGGCCCAATCCCAACCTCTGATGGGGGAGATGGTCAATCGTTTCAACCCGATAGAGGCTGGGGCAAATTATCTGCCTCATTGGATGAACTTCGATATTGGAAAAAACAAAGATCGGCACAAGACATCGGAAGAAATTGGTATACAAATATATATGGAGGCACAAACAGTGACGTCTCTAATACTCAATTGGGAGTTTATTTCAAATTTAATGAAGGCGTAACTACCACCTCAAGTGTAGACAGTGGCGTATTAGATTATTCCGGCCGCAGTTCAAATGGTTCATGGACTGGGTATTCGAGCAATTCTAGAAATACTGGTTCTGCTATTGTGGAATCTTCTGCAGCCGCAGTAGAATTTAAAGATCCCATTATTAGAGTAAATCATCCAGACGTTCAAAACAAAATTGCTACTTTAAAACAAAAAGGAAAAGAATATGATTTAAAAAATAATGCTTCGATGTATAACAGTATTCCAGAATGGATCGTATCAGAGGATCAAACATCGGGAAAGAATTTAGTTAAGTTAACGCAAGTTATTTCAAGTTATTTTGACACTCTTGCTATACAGATGAAAGCACTTCCTAGTTTAAAGGCTCCAACTTATCCTAGCGCCAGCCACAAGTCTATACCTTTTGCAGACAAGTTGTTAGAGAGTCATGGTTTAATAGTGCCAGAACTTTTTACTGATTCCACCATTTTGCAACAATTTGCACAACAAAATGAAACTAGTACTCTTAATAGAGACATTCGAGAAGTAAAAAACTTAATTTACAAAAACATCTACAATAACTTGTCTTACATTTATAAATCTAAGGGTACCGAAAAATCTTTTAGAAACCTTATTCGTTGTTTTGGTATTGATGACGAGATTATTAAAGTCAATATTTATGGCGATAATGCAGTTTATGAGATTAAAGACAATTACCGCCACACCATTACAAAAAAGAATTATGTAGATTTTAATTCATATAGTACAAACAACGCTGTTGTTTATCAACAGGCAGATTCCACCAACTTCAATACAGTTGATCATATTACAAGCAGTGTTGGAATCCTTAGTGGCTCAACGCGAACTTTAGAAGCTGAAGTTATTTTTCCAAAGCCAATAAGTTCTAAACTTACAGATTATAGATACAATTCAACTGGTTCATCTTTGTTTGGTTTTTACACTGTTGATGGCGATTTGGATCAAGCCTGGCCAGATGGAGCAACAGAATGGCCAAGTAACAATTCAACACAGCAATCGCCACCTCTTCACGATGGTGACATGAGAGTATCAGCGATTAGAGAATATTCCGATAGTAATAATGCTTATTTTAAATTAGAATCTGGTCTTTTGAGTCCTTTTGAGGACGGGTTGAATTTCTTGACATCCTCTGTCTTTGAAGATGTATATAATAATGAAAAATGGAATTTCGCAGTTAGAATTAAAAGAGGCGTGCCAAGCAGAATACATCGTGATTTATATCACCTTGGTCGTGGAATTTCAGGCTCATTAACCCCAGACCACGACGAAGAGATTTTATCAGGAAGTATTGAATTTTATGGCGTCAATGTTGCACAAAATTATATTCAAAACGAGTTTATTGTTTCTTCTTCTATTTCAATACAAAAATATAAAGATATAATAGAATCGTCAAAAAGAATATATGCTGGAGCACATAGAATTGATTTTACTGGCAATGTAATAGAAAGTTCAGATGCCAAAATATCATCAATTAGATATTGGTTTAACGACATTTCAAACAATGCTGTTAAAGCTCATGCAATTGATGTAGAAAATTTTGGAACTGAACACCCCTATAGAAATGCTTATTTGTTTGAAGGCACATTCGATAAATTTGATTTTTACTCTTCAGGTTCTCGAGAAGTGCCAAATATGGAAACTCTTGCATTACATTGGGATTTTTCTAACGTGACCAGCGCCGACGCAAATGGACAGTTTGTTGTTACTGATGTCTCTTCAGGTTCATTGAATTCTACTAGGTATTTAACAGATGATTTAGTGAACTTACTTAAAAAACAACATTCCGGTGTAGGAAAGTTCTTTCCTGTTAACAGTTCAAAAGTTGTTGATAGAGTTTATATGTCTAACGCAAAACAACAGATTCCGGAAATTATAGCTAGTTCAAATATGATCGAGGCGAGGACATTTGATGATCGTTGGTTAACTAGAGATAGCAGACCTATTACTCACTTTATTGGAATTGAAAAAAGTCCGTATCAATCAGTTTCAGAAGAGATGTTAAAAGTGTTTGCCACAGTGACTGATTTTAATAATTTAATTGGCGAACCAATAAACACGTATAGGCACAACTACAAACAAATGGAAAAGTTGAGACAACTATTTTTTGAGAAAGTAGAAAATATTCCCAGTGTTGAAAAATATATTGAGTATTACAAATGGATAGATAATGCGGTTGATGCAATAATACATCAACTGATGCCAGCTTCAGCGAACACTTCCAAGAGTTTAAGCACGATTATAGAAAGTCACGTCTTAGAAAGAAATAAGTTTAGACACAAATATCCGATAATAAAGACGGTGGATGCCAACAGCGATATAGAAAGCAGTATTGATGGTGGGTTCCCGAAGGTAACTTGTATAAAATCTCCTCGTTCAGATACAGATTTGATATCAAAATTTGCTCCTGGTGATGAATTAAATATTAGTGTCTATACGCCAGCCAATTTTAAACAAAGAAAATTTTTCACTCTTTTGTCCATGTTCGAGAACACCGTTTCTCCGGAAGAAGATAATTTTGACACCACTAGAAGTACTGACTGGTGGAGAATGCTAGCGGAAAGGCACAAAACTGATGAAATTTCATCTGGAGATTCTATTGTTGATTCTCAAAGAGAAAGAATTAGAAAAGTTTCTGGTCAAGTAAAAACACTTGGGGATGTTGTAGTAGAAGATGTGCTTATATCAACCGATAAAGCGTCGGAGAAAGCTTTGAAAGCTCAGCATATTAACATATCTAACCATAGTGTTGCAGATAAACCTTCTATTTTTGCTTTTTCTAGTTTGGCACTGGATGGTGGTTCAAATAGTGCGCCTAAATCTGCTTATGCAAAGACTATTTTGAAACCTTTTTCTTCAAATTCTCGTCTAAGAATTACTGCTAGCGATTCTAGTCGTTCTATTCCTTATGGCTTCCAAGTATTAACTGATTTTAAAGATCAATATGTTTTGGGGGCTTCTTCTGGAAAAAGATTAAAATTAAATTTTCATATTCAAAATGTTGGAGATGAAAATTTATTATCATCAAATTATGTGCCATTCAACATATTCACTAGTAGTGAAGGAAGAGAAATTACAAATATTCATGATGATTCATCTATGACTGGAATAACACCTTTGCAGGGTCCGTTCACAGAACAGCATGTCGGAGGTCTGCAACATAGACATATTCCACTAAATATATCTGGAACCGCAGTAGAGTTGGATACGGATGGCACCCGCCCGGAAGGATTTAAAATTCACGTTACAGACACTCCTTCTTCCTATCAAGATGGTTCAGAAGACGACAAGAAAGTGATTAAAAATGCTGGTAATGGAGCACTTATAAATTATACTACGCCTGATATGAATTTTGGTTTAGAGATTGATTCCCAATTGCCGCGTGCCATGTTTTATAGAGAAGAAATGGCGAAGCGGCCTGTCAATATTAAAAATATAAAAAGCAGCTCCTACAGTGGTGTTGGAAACTATTCTAAAGATTATCAAATTATACAAACTTTTGGAAGAACAGAAAATAATTTTTATTTCAACGATGTGGATGGAGCAATTTCCGCGTCAGTTACTGCTAGTGATTTTCCCGATTTACAAGAATTTGCTCTTCCGGAAAGAACTAAAAATGAAGTAGTAATAGTTAATCGTTTTTCTGCTCCCGGCGGCCCAGAGGTAATGTCGAGGGGTTTTCTTGATACTGCTGCTGAAGAATTTTCAGTTTATAACGCTATGCCATGGAGGAATTTGACTGTTCGCAGGTTACGTAATACATTATTAAAAAACCATACTACGAAAGATGGCACATATGATAACACTTATGTAGACCCTGCAGGGGTATACGATAGTAGTGGCTCGTACCATAAAACTAATCCAAATACGAAGTATATATTATCTTGGTCCGCCGGCCCGGGAAGTACACTAGTAACAGGAGCCATAAGAGACAATGGGTTTGTTACTCATCAAATTCCTCAAAGTGATTTACAATATGCCTGGATCACTGCTTCTGCATATGAAGTATCTGGAGGTTTGACAGCTAATGAAAATATACCATTTGAATATTCCAAACCAAATCAAGCTCTCAACGGTGCCTCTGATGATATTACGTTTTCTGCTACAGCTTCCATATCGATAGGAGGCTCGATTGGAGTTGATTATGTTGGGTTAAATACGTTATATATTGATGATATAATCCCGTCAGAAAATTTAATAACACCTCATGATGGACATGGCAATAATCAAAAATTAAGTGCTGCTGATACCGGTATTGAATTTGATCCAGTTGGCGGTCAAATTCCTGCACCACATATTAATATGGCGAATGTTAATCGTAACGGGCCAGCTGGGTGGCCAAGTTGGAAACAGATTAGATCTGGCGAACACAAAGTAGCTAAATATAATAAAAAGAATAATATATATAGTTTTTTAAAGAATGTTGATAGAAAAATAGTTCCAGTAAATGGTATTGCAGCATATGAAGATATTAAAGAATTGATCCACCATACAATACCGCCAGTTACAACAAAATACAAACCGTTAGAAAAGACTTTTTATGATGATTCGGGAGAAATTAATATTTTCTATACGCATGGTAATTTAAAAACTAGTATGTTAATTGGTGAAGGCAACTTAGATGAAGAACAATTCAATATAACAACAACATACGGAACAGAAGATGTTTTAACAGAACTTGTTAAAAAAAATATTATAAAATTAAAAGATATCACCTACAGAGAAATTATATTTCCTAGAGCAGAATATACAACAATGGCTAAAAGCAATAGAAGATTAGCATATGATGAATTTCATGGCACTGGAAGCAATGGTCATGATCGTACCTACGGAACACATAGAACATTCTGGCGTTCTAGAAATAGTGATAGGTTGAGGACTAATCTAATTGCTACCAATTCATTAGGAATTGGTCAATCTTCCTATTCTCACACCGCCAATGAAGGTGTTTCAGATACCGCCGGCGAAGGTGTTGATACTAACTTTACAGGTGACTGGGTCCATCCTTTACGGCCGTTAGCATTAAGTGTTTGGCCTTTAGACTCTTTTCCTGGAGGATATATGTCTGGTGGGTTCACCCAGCACTACCCTGATATAGTGAAGAAAAGATATTCTGGCGTAACGGGAGAACTTTATGCACAAACTGAAGGATCATTAGTTTCAAGTTCTGATGCTGGCAACTATAACGCGATCACCCCATCGCAATGTTTTTTCTTTTATCAACATTATGGCTGGTTTGGAGCATCTGATACTCAAGCTTGGCCAGATGATTATTATATTACAGCACCAGGAAAGTGGAAACCTGATTTTGAAGAATCCAACAGTAATCTTCAATATTTATATCATTTTAAACCACAATATAGTGCTAGTGCTATGTCCGGTTTAGAACCATGGTACAATTCATATGAAGAATATGCTTTAAATTTGGCGCCATTGGCTCAAGATTATTCAATTTTGCCAGAATTTAAAATTTCAGATCATATGGAACATTATTTAAAGAATGGTTTCTTAAAGAAAAATAATAAATTTTTATCTTTACCAGGAGCAGCTACAAAAACAAATGAGGATTTGCATGTTTTCGAAATCGATAGTAATCCTCTTGGGAACAATGAATATGTCGACGATGTGTCTCATTATGTGTCGGCCAGTGCCGGTAATGAAAGTGGCACTGTAAATGATGATTTTTATAAAATTTATTCACATTCTGATTTCTTAGATTCTTTTGAGATTGTAAAAAACAATAATTCTGATAAAAAAGTTTCAGAAGTTACTTTAAGATGTAAAGGCTATAAAAAACTTCTTCCTTATCAAGGATTTTATCCAGTTTTGAGATGCATACAATTAGGCACTATGCTTTCTCAATCTTTTAGTAGTTATTTGACAGCGTCAGAAGGTTCTTCTCTAGATAATGGTCAACAGGCTCAAACCTTAATTCAACCTTTCTTTGCACCCGGTATTATGTATAATACAATTAAATCAGGAATTGCTGTTGATTGGCCAATAATTACTGGCTCTACAAAGATAGGAGACCACCCAAATAACGGTTACTTGGGATATATGACTACAGGCAGCTCTCTTGCCACAAAACAGTATCATAATAGGCGTTTTCCATTTGAATCATTAATTCATCCAGAAAAATATATTCCTGCAGCGCCGGCTCCAGGATCAGAGCAAGCTAGTGCAGAAGGTACAACTGTAGAAGCACGAGTTAATATGGTGGTTAGTCCATCGTTTAGGTCTGGATCGCAAACTGATGCTACAAATATATTTGATTTTGAAACAAACGCTCCACATTATATTTGGACTGGTCAACATGATAAAAAATATAATTTTGCAATGCATAATTTTATTGGAGAAATTCCAAGATTTTTCTTGAAAGATGAACGTTTGACAACTTTTGCTTCTAAAAAAGGTCCATTTACTATGATCTCCGGCACAACATATTATATGGATGTTATTTTAGAAAAAACTCCAGATTTTGTTATGTATGAAGGTCCTCATCTTGAAATGAGCGAAACTAATCCAATTAGTGGATTAGTAAGATACTCATCTGGTAGCGCGAGAGGTCTTCATTATGGACCAGCTTGTGATATTTTAGGAGCTTCAGAAGTTAATAATAGTCTTATAATTCATACCAATAATGGTAATTATAATTGGCTTTCAAATATGCAGGATCCTGCCTTTGCTCCATATACTCCACCATATTTTTATGGAGGCTCTGTTGCTAGAATTGCTTTTTCGCCTCACAAGCACAGATTGTTACTTCCTGGTGAAGGCCCACAAGACTGGACTGTTGACGAAATATTAGAAGGAGCTAAGATCGAAACAGTGTACGAACCCAATAGAACAGCTTCTTATGCTCAGGCGATTAATCTTACAAAAAAACCAAGTGATACGCCAGCTTCTGGAGATCTTGGTAGTTATGTTAGAGTTCCTGATGATACAAGTATGGCTGGTGTTGGAAAAATGAAAATTGATTCTTCAATCAATCTATTTGGTAGAACAAAAGTCAAAGAAGTCACATATGAAATTGCGGGAGCTTTAGAGGGCAAATATAAACCAGTGCTTGCAAAAGATTCTGCTGATAATGCTTTTGATGTTTGGACAATTAGTTCTAAATTTGAAACTCCGACGTTAAATTTTTCAGGCAATGCAAAAGGGCATTTTACGCGTGGCATGTGGTTTGGGTATGGTGAAGAACCCGAAACAAATCAGGGTATATTTTTGAGAATAAGGGAAAGCTTTCCAGAAAAGACCAACAAAACAACTGCCATGCAGCATTTGACTGCTGATCCTTTTGCTGAAGAAAAACTTACAACGTTAGACACTTCTAAAACAGGTTCTCTTATCGACACATGCGGGTTTACAAACACTGGAACAAGCACAAAAAGAAGAATTGGTGAAATTGCTGAACAAAAAACAATATCAGAAGCCATAGTTGCTATTCCGTTTAAAGCAGAAATTGATTCTTCTAAAAAAAGATTTTTTTATCTTTCAAAAGATTATATAAATATCGAACTTGAGCGTGCTACCAAAAAAACTGTACAAAAATATGAAAAGAAAGGAATTAAAGTCGGAGATTCTATCGCGAATATGGTTGAAAGGATGCAAAAATATGTGATCCCTCCTCATCACGATTTTATTACTAATAAAAAAATTGATCCCTTTGTTATGTACATATTTGAATTTGAGCATGTTCTCGACAAAGAAGACTTGTCTAATATTTGGCAAAACTTAATGCCCAAAATTGCTATAACTCCTGAATCGGATGAAATTGAAATAACTCACCCTTGTGGTGTGCCTGGTGAATTTTTTGAAGATGGAGATATCCCAAAAGATATTAAGTGGATGGTTTATAAAGTGAAAAAAAGAGCCGAGACAAATTATTTTAATGTCACTTCGGACTCACAAGATGACGATAGATTTAAATTTGAGTTTAATATTGAATCGGAAAAAACAACTTTAGATTACAGTTATAATTGGCCATATGATTTCTTTTCATTGGTTGAATTGGCAAAATTAGAAACAGAAATTAAGTTATCGGACAAAGATGGAATAGCTGCGAATAGTGCTAAATCAACTGCTGGAACAACATCAAAGGATGCTGACCACACTCATGCATTTACAGTTGATAGCAATGGAAATGGCGTTGCACACAAGGCATGTCATCCAGATTATAATGAAGTTTGTCATGAACATCAAATAGTTAATTGGAAGGTTCTAGAAGCATCAAGCGAATTAGCCCCAGTACATGGGCACAAAATTAAGTAAGGAAGTAATTATTTTATGGAACTTTTTGATCGAAAAGAAGAGGTAATAGACATTGAGCTAACTCAATACGGCAAACACTTGTTGTCTTTGGGTAAATTCAAGCCAAATCAGTATGCTTTTTTTGATGACGATATTTTATATGACATTAAATATTCGCCATCTGGTTCTTTAGAATTTGATGGATATGACTCTAAGGATAAAAGTGTAGTAGAGGAAAAGCAAAACGTTTCAGAATCTAGAATTAAAGAAGTTCCGAGACTTAAAGTTCAGAGCAATTTCTCAGAAAGAGGAAGACTTTCTGGGGCTATACAAAATGATTATCAATCTGATTGCGGACCACGCCTTGTCCCAGAAGCGATGGCTAAAGAGGTGATTTCACAAATTATCAACCCTGAAAATCCGCTGAGTCCCACGGCCTGGGGGATTTTTGAGACCTTAGGCGGGAGCCTGGACAAAGACCATTGGCAAATGAATGTGTCAACGTTAAAAGATGCACTGAATAATCCATCTATGGCACCTTGGGTGGAGACACTTAATTATATGATGGAGAGATCCACGCAACATAATGAATATGGTGTATATTCTGCAGCAACTTCTTTAGCTGATTGTTTATATCAAAAAGCATTGAGCGATATAAAATATTATCCATATACGCTTCCGTTGGGAAATTCTTCTTTGAGCAAGAAATATGCTCCTGCCTGGTCAGTTAAGTTCTTGAATGGAGAGCTGTTAAATGATAAAGAGATTGGTACAACGCTTTTTTATAGTGGTTCAAATTTCTCATCAATGAAAATACCTCAACTTCACACTAGAATTACACATCACACTCATGTGGCAGGATTAGACTCAGAAAATTCTTATATAAATGATTATGCAGCTGATAATGTTTTGTTTTCTGGTGGCGAGTTGGAATCTGGAGTCTTTAAGGACAATAGACTTTTTCAGGTGAAAACAGATTATTTGTTTTTAGAAGTGGATGAATTAAATACAGATTTCATAAAAGAGAATTTTGAAATTGAAGTTTTTAAAGTTGCGGAAACAGTCGAAAAAACAAAAGCAGGAGCTTTTATTCTTCCAGGCGTCGTCCCGGTTGGCGCCGGGTCCACAGTTGCGAGTGGGAAAACTTTAATATTTGAAGATGCAGAAGGAAATATATATTTAGGTACAACTGATGACACTGTCACTCGAGCAAATGGCACTGCCACTGTAATTGGAACTAAATATGTTAATACCAATTTAGAACTTTTATCTGCCATCCGCACCAGTCTAAAAGCAGCGTGCCCGCCAAAGGATGATGTAGCTTGTGATCCTTGTGCTGACAACGCGTCCATTACGGTGAGTTCTTGCTATTATGACACGGCGGGTCAGGAAAGAATTCACCTTCAACAAGATGTACCCGGTAAAAAAGGAAATACTAGAATTGAGGGGACTTTGATAGATGAGGGATTGATATCTATTGGTGGACCAACGTTTAGCTCTCCAGCTCTTAACGGCGACGCCAACGACGGGTATGCTAAATTTGTGTCGGAAGGAGGAGAAACTAAATTTTTTGTTGGAGGGGGCACAAATATCAACCGCGACATGCAACAACTTTATTTTTTTGATTCGGATATGAGCGAGGACGTAAAATCGTATCATGTAGAATACTATTTTGATTTGCTTGTTGATGGAGGGTCAACTGGTATACCATCCAAATATTATTGTAAATCTACAAATATCGATCCAAAACAAAACACTCTCCAAAAGAGAGAAACTTTGCAGGATTATACGATTGAACAGCAAGTTCCATTTAGTTGTGATGAATTTTCAGAACCAACAGCTAAGAATATATATAAGATCCAAGTTACAGATGAAGATGTTGAGGTGGAATGCTGATGGCTACTTCACGGATCAATTATGATAGTTTTGTTTCTTCTAGTTGGAGATTCGTTCCAGGTGTTTATTTGAGTGGAGTTGAGTTATCTAGTTTGAGATTGGAACAGAACAAAAGGACAGGTTCTTTTAACTCGGGTTTTAGTATTGCAATCAACTATCACACATATTTTAGTGGCACAAATATTAAAAAATATTTTAGAAATAATTATAAAGTAGCTGTTTTTTATATGACCACTTCATATGCAGATTGGCCTGCAAAAGGTGAGCGGTACGATGTCAAATATAGAAACTTGTTTAAACTTAGCAATCAGGGTGATAGTGGAATTACATTAGTGGGAACATATGATTTTTCAAGTGTTTTTCGTTCTAAAGAAAAAGCAAAGTTTGCTAAGGGAAATATTATGTTGCGGAAATTTAATATGCCAGAAGTAAAGTTTTCACTTCCACGCACAAATAATTTAACTGTTTTTATAATACCATATTATGATTCTGATCCACGAACATACGACCCTGAACGAAATGCTAGAGTGTTTGGAGATGCTATTGAAGAGAAACTTGTTTCGGGCAACAAAGTTCTATCAAAGAAAGAACAATTTTATTATCAGGACGGAAAAGAATGGCCAAGACCATCAGCTGTTTATCAACACGCTAATGGTCAATATTTTGGTGGTTTAGCTCCGGTGTATTCTCATTCGCGAGGCCAACTACGCAAATTAAAAAATCCACCTTTGCAAAGAAGATTAGTGAGTAATAAGTTAATAGATCTTTCGGCCATTGATGAATTATCAAGTTTGCTTTCTAACTCTGCACAAATGGAAAAAGTAAACATTCAAAGTCGAAGCGTAAACAATACAGAATATTTTTCAAATTTGTTTTTATCTAGAGATTTATCGTTAAAACTTAATGGGTTATTTGGCGTGGATATTTTAAGTATATTAAAAAACAGTTCTGTTTATTCAAAGGTCTTTAATACTTCCAGATTAAATAATTTAGAAAGATATATAAGACGAATTGAGATCGATGTTAAAGTATTTAAAAGGATCGTCTCTACAAGTGGAGGCGATGAAGTAGTAAAGTCTTATCCAGTTAAGCAGGAAAGAATTCATGTTTCTACTTCTGGAAAAGCCACAAGTCCTTTTGTTCGTCATTTTAGGTTTGAAGATGAAGATCCAAATAATTTTGGTTATTATGAAGTTAATTTGACTCTGAATTTAGCAAAATTATTGACAGTTCTTAATGAAGATATGATAAAATTAGGCAGAACGATACAATTTTTTAGTCGCCGCCGGCGCCGACGACGAAACCGCCCATCAACGATTAAAAATATTTTAGATATTTTTGAATATTATTCAACGACTGTTATATCTCCAAGAGAAAGGAAAAAATATTTCCAGAAACTTTCTATTTTGTTAAAGTCTCAAAAAGGAAGGTTGGCTATAGCAAACTTTGCAACGAAATTCAAAAATTATATAAGACAAATATATGTTTCTTTGAAATCTGGATCAACTTTTGTAGATCGTTTATCAACTGGTGGCGTTTCTACTAGTCCTATGGATCAAGGTACTAATCATTTGATTAAAATGACTAAAAAATATGATAGCTTGTATGATCTTCGTGACAATCTTAATCACACTGCAGCATTTCCAATTGGCGTTGATTATATCAGTACTTCAAACAATTCTTCTATAGTTGATTTTATTGTACCCAGTGATCATCTGCTTACAAGATTAAGTCTTGAACACAATAAGTATAGTTATAATAGAACAAAGTTTTTTAACAGTGTCGACAGAATAGCTGCGCCAGAGAACACAGATGTTGGTATTATAAGAGCAAGTTCACAAAAATATTCATACTTGTCTCCATCTATATTTTTAACCAAGTCTTTTACGGGTTTCTCAAAGCAAACATCCGTAAATCGTTCAAGCTCATCTTCTTTTTCGTTGATGTCAGATACTCTCGAAAATATAAATGATGAGAAGCTTATGATATATAATTATATTTGTATATTATATAAAGCGTTGCAAGCAAAGTCTATTAACACCTCTATTCATGAAACATCTTTGCCGCTTTTTAAAGAAATTTCTGAAGCACCATTTCGTATGAACAAATCAAAAGATCTTGAATACAATTATCAAGTGCTTAAAAAAGCATTAGAGCAATATTTTAGTCGCACTAAAGGTTATAAGACTGGCCAAGTTGAACGAGAAAAAGCTGTTCATAGCATCAGTGTATATGAGGCGGAGGCTTCATCTAATTCTTCCATACCTCGAGTTCAAGAGACAGAAGACAAATCACTTGATAAATTTGATTCTACTATTATTATGTTGGGACTTTTATCTTACGAAATATTTAATGATGACAATGGTCTTGACACTGGAGAAAGATTTAACATAAATAATTTATTTAAAAACAATAATCATGAAGATATATCTCTCCTTCCAGAACAAATAAAAGCTTTAATTAATTATTGTAATTATATGCTTAGTGATGTGAGCGAAGTTGATCTTCAAAGACCTCGCGTAAAATCTATAATTTCAACTTTGAGAAAGAAAAATGGTCTTGAGGCATTAGGATATTTATATGTTAATTTCTTTAATTTAAAAGAGATACAAATATTTGAAGGATATGAGACTACTCCATCTGGTGACCCTGTTATGAACAAACCAATATTTCGTAAATTGACTAATACATCAAGATTGTCCAAGATATCAGCAGGCCAGTTTGCTTTTTGCAAGCTTTCAGAATATAAAAATCAACAATTTAATATTCCTGAAACTCCTGATTTTCCAACTTATAATAAATATTTTTTAATTAGACCAACTAGCACAGCAAGAATAGCAAAAACAACAAGAGCCGCGAGAGCGGCAGCCTCCCGTTCTCCTACAACGATTACTGGAGGAGGAATGACAGGAGGAACCACTGGAGGCGGCGGCGCCACCGGCGGATATTAAGGTAACAGACAATGGGAAAAGAAACAAGTTCAAGTGATTTTACATCTCCAGTAGGCACCTGGGTCGATATCGTGACTGATTATCCACCTTCTTCTCCGTCTGCCTTCTTCCCGGACATTCCCGAAATGCAATGGGACAGCTCCCCCTCTGGCGCTGGATATGATCATAATCGTCTCGAAGCTCCCCCTTCGCTCCAGTCAAGGTTTGAAGATAAAGTGGCCTTGGAACACCAGAACAGTACTCCCCGATACATTATAAGAGAAGGCAAGAATAGATCATTAGACCCTTTAAGAGCTTATACTGGTATGTTGCACTATCGGCATCTCAAAAGCCCCTATGGCACTAACGCGCCGCCACACTATAAATTTTTGAAAGATAATCCTTGGTTGTTTATTAATTGTAACTCCACCAACGCGGATTGGGGAGGAAACAAATGCAAACCCGGTGTTCGAATAACAGCCACTGCGGACTGGCACCCGGGCGATGAGATCCCGCCCGACCCGGTAGAGATCGACTTTGATACTCCTTTTATTCATTGTCCAACGGATGGCTCTCCGGCTGAGATTTATAATAAACATCAGGAACTTTTTATGGCCACCGGCGGCTCTGCAAACCCATCGGCCTGGCCTCGAGGTGAGCCTGGATTAAATTTAGTTCTTGACACTACTTCCACCAAAACGAAGCAGAAAAACCGCAACTTTGGTCCGAACTGGGTACCGATTGGACAACAAGAGTTTGTTTTGTTTGCAAACTATTCGCCCGATGCCGGCCTTGAGCTTGAAAGCTATACTACTGAACAAAAGCGCGTTATGGCAAAAAATGAATATATAAAAAAACAATTATTTAATTTTCTTATGGATATGGCGCACGAGGTTACCGGCATCCCCGGGCACAACCCCGGCGGCGGCATGGGCGTACAAAGGAATAAACATCCGAATTTGCATAGAACATATTTTGATTTTGTATGTCGTTCAAGCATCCCGTCTGGCAACGTCAATGAGGATACCGCGATTGCATTGAATAAGGAACATGTTAGAATTACTTCAGCAGAACATCTTAATCCCACACCTCCAGGTCTATTTGACTCGCTTGAATCATTAGAGACATATTTTTGGAACTTCAACGACGGCAAGAGAAAAGCTGGGCCTGAAAGTTTTCTTCCAAACTATGCTGCTTATTTATTACACAAGGAAACCCTTGGCAAAGACTTCGACGGTTCCACTTGGGATAATTATAAACATTATATTAAAAGAAACCTTGTTCTTGGCACGGATCCAAACCACATCGGCGCCAAAAAGTTACTTAATCTTGTGACTCCTGGTACTGAAGATATATTTAGATATTTTGAGCTTATAAAAAAAGATCTCGATAGCGCTAAGGACACCGCGAGCATCATCCACCGCGAAAACAACCAACGCGCATGGACAAATGTTGTTATCATGCAAAGTGTGTTGAAATTGATGCAAGAAAACAATAATGCAGAAAATTTTCCCATGATGTTAAAATATTATACCAATTTTGCAATTAATTCGCAGCTGATGTCGGAATCGGATTGGCCAAACACAGCGGGGATTCTTCCAATTAGAGGCTTGCTTGAGGGATTAGATCATCATGATTTTGATTATTTTTTGTTGAAAGCAATAGTGGAAAATGTTGTTGATGCACGTTTTCCTGCCTCTGAAGATCTCCATGGCAATATTCCAGAGGTGGATATGGGAAAGTATATAATAAATCCTGCAACTGGAAGACTTCTTTTCAATCATGATGATCAAATGCGCATCGCAAAGAAGACCGGTACACTCGGCAAATATTCATTGGGGCCCCAGCCCGCCGACGACCCCGGTGGTGTTCTATTTTCAAATTTAAAATCATTTATTTTTTATGGACTTCCAGTGACCAATTACACCCCCACTGGTATTGAGGGCATCAAACTAATTCCTGTCGTAAAAACGCCTTTCCCATCCTGGGTAGTGCTCTGGTCGCCCCACCCGGGCGCCGGCATGACCAACTCGAATGTCATAGGCTTTGATCACTCTTTTGTAGACATGGTTAGTCCTTGGTTCTTTGGTGAGGACAATAGTGGCTCGGGCACTCCCTATGGGCAGGGATCTAATTTTTCTTTTCTCAACTCAACTATCCTCAACCACAGCGCCACCACCTGGGAAGATCATAAACTTTTATATCTTCCTGGTCAAGAGGCGCCTGCCTTCGAAGGCGGTTATTCTTCTGACCTCGCTAAGTTGGAAGCTGCTGAGATCTCCACAGCGAAGGATATGCACGCCGAATGGGCAACATTTACGGGTCTCTGGACTGATTCAGGCACAGCCGGCACGGGCTTGAGTCGATTAGTAGGTTACCAAACCTCTCAAAATTTTAATGATGAAGATAATTCAACGTTGAATAATATCACCGGATATACAAGAGATTTTTACGATATTGTGCGGGGCCATGCCTCTTCGAAGGGAATAGCCAAAACTGAAATTCTTTATTTCAGAATTGAAAAATGGGATATCTCGGCATCACCATCCAAATTCGTACAAAATATATATGTTCCAAATTCTCCGGAATTTAATCCAAAATATTTCATTGAAACTCAAGTTGTACCTGATACAAATTATCAATATAAAATATTTGCTTGGATAGCCATATATGGTACTCAATATCACTGGACTTTCACCAAGGCCGAATCTCTCAGAAAATATGCTAAGGATCTTTACGATGCCGGAACTCCTTACGATTACAACGATATAAGTCAAGGTCTTGATGATTGGGGTGACTCACTCGATTGCAAATCCGCCAACGATGCTTCCGTAGTAGGTACTAATGTGGAGTGGTCGGAGTCGCAAACAACAACTCAAGAATGTGAGGAAGTCTGCGATGAACCCACCCCGGCGATCGACGACCTCTTGACAATCGCCACCGGTGATACCTCGGGCACGTCGGAAGAAAACCCCAGGACGGAAGAGACAGAACCAGAACCTGTAGAAGATAGATGTCGCGAGGAGTGCGTAGATGTAGTCACAACTACAAAAACAGAAACTGAAACAGATATCCTCGGACGCCCCTCCCGAGTTTGTAGAATACCTTTGATCGTACATACTAGTCCTTCTATAAAATGTATGGAAATACCTTACGCTCAGCTTAGTAGCGCATTTGAAGGCAAAATTACAATTGTTCATACGCCACACCCTGTTGCCCCCAATGTTGAAATTGTGCCATATGAAAATACAAATAACTCTCTTTTATTCATGCTCTCATCAAGAACTGGAGCAACTCACAGAGATTATATTATTGGCATCAACCCTGAAGATGATGAGATGGTCAAACAAATGTACGATCAGATGATAAGCGATGGCGTACAAACGCTTTCTCCAGATGGTCTTAACTATTTTAAAACCACAGAAGCGGTAGAGAAGTTTGAAGTTTACAGATTAAGTAAAAAACCTACTTCTTATTCAGATTTTCACAATGGTACTAGAATAGATTTATATCCTTTTACTAGTTCTAAAGAAAAGGCGACACCATCTGAATTGGATCTAAAAACTGGTGTAGTACAATCTTCCACTGTTACATCTGTATCATATAAAGACGAAACAATAGTCCCCAACAAAAAATATTATTATACTTTTAGAGTTGTAGGCAAATCTGTTTGGACAGGAACCGGCACGTCAGACGCTAAAAAGGCTGGAAAATTTTCTAATCCAACACCAGTGTATGAAGTAGAAATTATTGATGACAAAGGCACAATTTATCCAATAATTAATATTGTTGATTTTGATGTTGAAAATAATTTACAAGCAGTGAAAAATATGAAAAAATACATATTTATAGCTCCGACACTTGAACAGACAGAAATCGCCGGTTTTGATTCATATGACTGGGGAATTGGTGAGTTTTTATCTGGTGAACAACCAAGTTTGGGAGTTACTGAAAACTCTATATTTCATGAACGTGAGACGAATTCAGAGGCTACACTCGCTGCACAACAGAATGTTGATGGCACAAATACAAATACTTATTTTGCAGACACGACAAATGAATATTTTAAAATTCGATTAACTTCTAAAAAAACTGCAAGAAAGGTTGATGTTAATCTTAGATTTAGACACAATCATAATATAACAAAAGAAGAAGAAGATAGTCATAAAGATGTTTTTACTTAAAAATAATAAAAGATGTTTAAACATATTAATTGTACAAATTTTTTATTGGGCTTAATTAAAAAAAAAGACTATTTATGATAAAATACTACTTACATAGAGGAAAAAAATATGGTATTTTTAGATAATTCTGGCGATATAATTCTTGACGCAGTTTTGACAGACTTAGGTAGGATGAGACTGGCAAAAGGCGACGGCTCTTTTAAGATTTCTCAGTTTGCTGTCGGAGATGATGAGATTAATTACAATTTATATGATGCATCCGCATTGACTGGTCAACAAGACTTGACAATTATGGATACTCCCGTATTAGAAGCGTTTACAAATAACACAACTTTACTTAAATCAAAACTTTTAAGTCTTGCTAACCCAAATCATCTTTATCTTCCAATATTAAAATTGAATCAAAATGATCAAAGTACTAGACTGCATTCTACCAGCAATGCTCTTAATATGTTTGTTATAGCTGCTGATAAGGATACTGCTCAAGGCGTAACCTCCACCAATGGTGAAACTTTTACTGGTATCATGCCTATGCAAGATATACCAGTTGATGGGTATATTAATGGTGTAGATATAACTGGCACACAGGCTGGCGGCTGGATTAGAGTCGATCAAGGAATTGACAACAACACAGAACTTTCGCCATCAAAGCAGTTAGACGCAGAACTATATGAAACTCAATATGCAATTGAATTAGATGGGAGGATCGGAAGAATTGTCTCATCAACTGGCGGAGTCACTGCTCCAGCCAATTTTATTGGCGGCTTAGGAACTTTTACTAGTGATGATGACAATATGGTAACTTATTACCTCACTTTGGAAACCAATGCTGCTTTTATATCCAATATTACTGATACAACAGACAGTCAGACTACTACTGATATTAAAGGCCCTCGAGGTTCTCGTTTAGAATTTAAGATTCGCACTAGTCTTGAAGCCAGAAGCGATTCTTTATATACATTATTAGGCAGAACGAGTCAAACATGGACACAAGCCACAAGCACTGCAACTCCAGCATTAAACAGCACAATGTCAGTACATTATATTGATACAATTGTTAGAATAACAGGATTAACAACCGGCTATAGACTTGACTTGCCAATTAGAGTTGTTAAAAAGGTATAACTATTATGGCAGCACAATCATTTAAACTACTAAACAGCAAAGACATCGTAACAACACGAGAACTATTATATGAATCAATTCCAATTACAGGCTCAATTGTTTCAGGAACGTATGGAACAACTAATACTGCAACGGAATTTCCGAATGAGGGCAATGTCAAGAATTTCACTCACGGCATGTTCCAATCAGTTTATGATTATCCATATCTGAGTTCTTCAGCCAATCATATTTTTGATATCACTGTGGGCTATTCCACATCATCAACTTGGGCAAATGATGAACCCATTCCTGATGGTGGCAATGTTCAGAATGCAACTAAAGTAAATATCTATAATCAGATGGCTCAAATTCTTGCTGGACACGATCATACTGGTTCCATTAAAGACTTTCAAATCCCAGGTGGAGACCTCATTCGAGAAGCCTATTTCATTAACTTTTCAAGATTGCTAGTCAAAGACGAGATCAAAAAAGGATCCTTTTCCATAGCATTTGGTACAGGTTCTTCGTTTACAACTGCGCACAATTATGGCGCAGATGCAAGAACACTTGTAGATTATGGAGCTACAACTTATTATACTGATTCTCCAGCTGGAGATTATGCAGTGCTAACAATGTCTGCAAATCCACCAGTACCTGAACATGGTGGAAAGCCAGCTGGACTTATTTATTATCAAGCAGGTATTGCTGTTATTTCGTCATCAATGTTTTACCCACTTGATTCAAGTGATGTGGCGGCTGGACCCTCCGCGACTGCGGTAGACGCAATTGACACAGGCAACGCCGCCGGCTATGCCAACAGCAACGCGAACGCTTCGTTTACATTATCGATCCCAACGTCTGCCGGAGGCCTAGGCGGCACGGCTGTTACAATTTTACTTGATAAAACTGCGAACGGGGGTCATTCAAGTACCTCTAATACAATCACGATTGGCGTCCACAACCTCGCCTCGGTCACCGACGCCAACGTCGCATCATATATTATCGATGCTATTAATGGAACAACTAACTCCCGCGTCACATATGCACCAGATGGAAATGGAGAAGCCGCCGACGACCTGGGTATTACTGCTGCCCAAGGCTCAAGCGATACCCAAATTACACTTACGATGAAAGCCAGCGGTGTCGCCGGAAATATTGCCAGTGCGGTAACTCAGGGCATAGGTCATACCCTAGTTGATCTGAGAGACTTCACAGGTGGCTCCGGCGCCGACCACGATGCCGACGACTTTCTTGCAATGACTGGTTCCGGAGTCGGCCTATCAGGTGATGATGATAATCTAACATTCAGACACCTGCTGGTTTCTTCTTCCATCAGTGGAACAGCAAACGCCCTTCGCCACAGAATCAGCGATATCCAATTCCAAAATACAACTGAACTGAATTCAACAATTCATTTTTGTAGACTAAATCATGATGAATTCAATTATAGTGCTAATCCCACATACCTTAGTGAAAGCAAAATTCAAGTCAAGGGAGGTGTTAAATCCGTATCACCAGTTGCATATGCCACAACGGTTGGACTATATGGTCCAGATAATGCTTTGTTGGCAGTTGCTAAGCTATCGCGCCCTCTGAAAAAAACAACAACCAATGAAATCACTTTGAGAGTGAGACTTGATTATTAATTAAGGGCAGAACTATTTAAATTGAAATGCCTTATTACAAATTTGAAAAAAACGATCTATTCAATAATGTCATAAAGACTCACCCCGCTAGTGAGTTTTCTATATATAACGGAAAAGTATTTTATAATAATATGCCACAAATAAGTGGCGCTTTTACCGCTAGCGTTCCGAGTGTTCCTCCTGGAAATCTAAGTTTATATGAAATGAACGTAGATAGGAATAAAGATGCTCACTTATTTGTCCCATACACAGATGAAAATGCAATATTGGGAACTGTGAATCCTCCTGCTGTTGCAGATGTTCAAACCTCTCGTCCAGGTAACACAAGTTTGATCTTTCCTTTCCTTTTTAAAACGTCTGACGACACTACGCTAAAACATATTACAGATGAAGAATTCCAGGAACACTACAACACTGGACAGATGATGACCGGCAGCTATCCCTTATCTGCTAGCATAAAAAGAAATTATTATGCGGATCAGCATTCGACAGTTGTTGATCATTATGAATCTGATCAATTTCAAAACGGCTTAGCTCCATATCAAGTGGTAGCGCCTGAGAGACCATATTTATCTCCACCCGGCAATTTTACTCAAGTAGACACTAAAACTGGAAAGCAGTTGTTTTCAAGTGGTGTTTCATCTGTTATTTATACGCCACGACCTCGCATCATGGCCTTAAAGAATACTTTAGACTATTATAAACCAATGAGTAGTCACTATGCTTTCTCTTCTTCAGAAGAAGGCTGGAGAAAAGATCTACAAGAGTTGAACCTCATTAGCATTCCATCTATGTATTACGGCCATTCAATCAAGAAAGGTTCTGTTGATCTCAAATTATTTGTGAGAGGAAAATTAGCTGGCAGAGTGCAAGACTTGAAAAAAAATGGTGAATTGATAGATGTCACAATGGCTCCTTTTAGCAGCAAATCTATTCAGTTCGATGGCTATACAGCCCCCAAAGCAGCATCGGACGGAGGATTAGCCGTGATAGGAGGAGGACCCACTCTGTTTAAGGCGGATAGTATAAAAGCAACAAGTAACGATTTATACGATATGGAACAGTTCACTATATCTTTATGGTTTAATAGACTTGGTGTCGGCTCGCCTAAAACTGAATGGGGGTGGCTTTTAGATTTAAGCTCAAAACATAGGTTATATATATTGAATAGCACACCCCCAGTGCTGAGATTCAGTTCGATCAGTGGTCATAGTTGTGAAGACCACGGTGGTACCGCCAATGGTGTTTGGAAAACAGCAACAACAATTTTAGATGGACAATGGTATCATGTAGCTGTTTCATATGATGGAACTTCTATAGGCAATGATCCAGTAATTTATGTTAATGGAGATTCTCAAGCGGTAACAGAAGTATCTGCTCCCACGACGACAGTCGAGATAACTTCCAACTGTCCTACAGTAATCGGAAATCACCATAGAGAACATCTTCCTTTTGAAGGGTTTATTGATGAGGTGAGTATTTGGGACGATAATTTGTCATCTGCAGAAGTTGCTGAAATCTATAATGGCGGCAAAGTTTGCAATCTAGAAGGTCATACCAAATATGGCAGCAATTTGAGTTCGTGGTGGAGAATGGGCGAAGTGCCTTCACCGGATGCAATACCAATCCTAAAAAATACTTCCAATGGAGATTTCCCAGCGGGGGTCTCTGATGAGGTGTCAACAAATTATATACTTTATGATGAAAAAGGCAATAACCACGCTTACATGGTTGGATTTACAGACTTAACGACGGCACCTATCACTGAAGAAGAGATGCAGCAGACGATGCATGGTTATGGAGCAAAATACGCAAAATCTGGTATAGTAAACACCCATGCTCCATCTTGCTTAACTGGGGCTTATATGAGCGGAGTAGGCAATGATCTAGTAGCCGGAGTCGTTCTTTATAATGAAGGCTTTATAATTTTAACTGGTAGTTGGGATCTTGACACACAAATACAAAGTGATTATTTAGACAATGGCGCTTCCACATTTCCATCATGGACTCATTTTGGTTCAAGACTTCCAAGTGGTTCCGGTGAAGTGGATGGAAGTGATCGCGATCATATATTGTCTCTAGAACCAAGAACAAATCCTGCTGACGCTTCTGACAAGTGGGATCTTGAAGCTGAACCAAACTTTCCAGATAATGATTTGGATGATGCATTTTTTCATATTGCTTTTTCTGGGACAAACTATGTTCCAACAAAGACTATGCTTGCACATGCTCCAAAAGGTAGATTAAATCATTCAAACAATATGACATACATTGAATTCGGATCTAAATTATATCAGTCCACTGGATCGTTGGGATATTTTGAAAATAACACAACACGAATTAAAAATATTGTTTCAAGCTCTCATCCTAGTCATAGTGCAAGTTTTAAGAAACACACATATGTTTCAAAAGTGGGAATATATGATGAAGATAGAAATCTAATTGCTATAGCCAAATTAGCAACACCAGTTAGAAAGAGGGAAGTTGACAACCTAACTTTTAAATTGAAACTAGATATTTAATTGTGTTTTTGGGTTTGGACATATCAACTTCGATAACTGGTGCGACTGTTCTAGATGACAATAGCAAAATATTATATTGCGAAGCTTGGGATATGAGAAACAAGAACAGGTTTCCAGACTTGTTTGTAAAAGCAAGCTTCATTAGAGAGTGCTTGTTAGACTTGAGTATCAAATTTCACATCACACACATTTTCATTGAGCAATCTCTACAGGCATTTAGACCTGGCTTTTCTTCAGCAAAGATTTTATTGACATTAGCAAAGTTTAATGGTATAGTATCTTATATATGTCAAAGCAATATGGGAATCGAGCCAGAATATATTGGAGCATCAACTGCTAGAAAGCTGAATGAAATCAAGATTCCTCGCGGAGAGAAAGCAAAGCAAGTTGTTTTTCAATATGTGCTTGACAACGAACCAAATTTTGTGGTAGAATATACAAAACAAGGAAATCCAAAACCAGGCTCTTATGATCGAACAGATAGTTTGATCATTGCAAGAGCAGGCTACAATTTATGGAAGAAGAGAAACTCCAACTCCTAACAAACATTTTTGGCAATTTTCATCATTCAAATGATGAGCACCTTTTTTATTGTCCAGTTTGCAAACATCACAAGCGCAAGTTTTCTATTAATTTGAACAAGAATGCTTTTAAATGTTGGGTTTGTGATTATTATGGACGTTCTATACGTCGTGTAATTAGAAAGTATGGCGACTTCCGCGCATTACAAAAATGGGATAAATTAAATGGTCGAGAAGACATAACAAAGTTTGACGATCTGTTCTCAGAAGGCACTGAAGATGAGCCGTTGCAAAGATTTGACTTGCCACAAGAATTTGTATCTCTTGCAAACGAGGATCTTTCTTTAGCAATGACTCCTGCTATAAATTATTTGGAGAATAGAGGGGTAACAAAGAAAGATATTGTTCGATGGAAAATTGGTTGTTGCATGCGAGGCAAATATAACAACAGAATTATTATCCCTTCTTTTGACGAAGAAGGTTATATAAACTATTTTGTTGCGAGAACATTCAACGGAGCTTGGAAAAGATACTTAAATCCTCAAGTTTCAAAAGATATAATATTTAATGAACTCTACTTGGATTTCGATCAAGATTTGGTAATTGTTGAAGGCATCTTTGATGCAGTCATTGCTGGTCCAAATGCTGTTCCAATTCTTGGTTCTACTTTGCGTGAGAACTCCAAGTTGTTTCAGCAAATTATAAAGAATGATACACCAATTTATATTGGGCTAGATAATGATGCCGAGAACAAATCAAAAAGAATAATAAAAGATTTGTTAAATTATGGAATTGAAGTATACAAAATAGATACATCCGGTTTTGATGATATTGGCTCAATGCAGAAAGAAGAGCTTTTGAAGAGAAAAAATGAAGCGGTATTATGTGATTCCGATGACTACTTATTGTACGAAGCTTTAGGAGAGATATAGTGAAAGTAACCAAATCACGATTGAGACAACTCATTAAAGAAGAACTTAAAAAATTGTTTGAAGGCGGTCTAGGTCTTCATCCACGTCGTTGGAATGTGTTTGCAGATGGTGAATGGCAAGAAATAACATTAACGGATGAAGAAAAACAAGCTGTAGATAATCTGCAGGATCTGGATGCGAATACAGAAGAGATTGTGGTACAAGTTCTTGAACAGTCTCGCGGAATTGAGATAGAAGACATTGAACCAACTTCTACGGATTGGGAGGCAATATAAATTATGAAAGATTTTTTACATAGATTAGCTAATCTTTTTAATTCGAGCCATTGTTGCTGTTGTTGCGGCTGTTGTTCTTGTAAAAGATGTGCCGGAAAATGCAATACTTTAAAAGTGGTACGCCGACGAGGTCGACCGAGGAAAAAGAAATGAAATTAAACACAACAGAGAATTTGAGCGAAGGAGATAGAAAAGCCATTGTTGAACACTTCGCAAAAGAGG